GAGGTGAACAACGGCAAGCTCCAGCCGCTGATTACCGCGTGGCAAAAGAAGATCGGCCGCAAGGTGTTGGAGTCGAAACAGGACGAAAAGGAATTCGCAGGCGGGCGGCTGATCCTCGCGAACGCCAACAGCGTGTTGGATCTGTCGTCGGTGACCATCAAGAAGGGCGTCCGCGACGAACTGTCGAAGTGGACGGATATTCCTGGCTACGGAGATCCTGAGAACCTGTTCTTTGGCCGCTTCACGGCGTTCCGACGCAAGAAGACGTTCAAAATTCTGGACATCTCGACGCCGGAAATCGACACGGGAGACGAAACGGGCGAGACCGAGGGCCATTGCCGCATTGACCGGCGCTTCAAGCTATCGGATCGGCGCTTTTGGCACTGCCTCTGCCCCGAGTGCGGGCAGTTGTTCATTCATCGGGATGAATTCCTGATCGTTGACGAGCAGCATCTGCACAAGAGCCGCTATCAGTGCAGTTGCGGGCACCATATCAGCGACGCGGAGCGCATCTTCGCCATCGACAACGGCGAGTGGATACCGACCTACGCTCTTGGCGACCATCCGGGGTTTCATATCGACGCTTTCATCAGCAAGATGATGTCGTATGAGGCCATCGCGGAGGAAAAGCGCAAGGCCAAGACCGAAACCGGGCGGAAGGACTACTCAAACCTTGTGCTCGGGCTCGCTTTCAGGCTTCGGAGCGACGCGCCGGAAGTCGAAAAGCTGATGATGCGCCGGGTTGAGTGGATGAAGCGCGGGCATATCCCGCCTAAAGGCATCCTCTTGACCGCGGCGGCTGACGTCCAGATGCGCGGCATTTGGCTGGAGATCGTCGCCCACGGTTCGAACCGCGAAACGTGGCTTGTTGATGCGCTCTACATCGACGGTGACACCGCGAACCATCGTGGTGAGGTGTTTAAGCGTCTCCGCGAGCTGACGCTTGATCGGAAATTCCCTGACGCTTTCGGGCGGGAGCGGACGATAGACGCGCTTGCGATCGATACCGGCTACCGGGCGAACACGGTCTATGGATGGGTCAGGGAAAACCAGCGGCTGCACCCTGACACGGGCTATGAGCTGATCCTTGCGACCAAAGGCATACCGGGTTGGGGCAAGCCCGCAATCGGGACCCCGACGCTGCAGGATATCGACCTCGGCGGGCGCAAGATCAAGCAGGGCGCGAAGCTTTGGGGCGTCGGCATCTGGCCGTTGAAGGCGGATTTCTATTCGTTCCTGCGCCAAGAGGGCATGAAGGCCGGCGCGGAAAGGGACCCTGACGGCTACTGCCATTTCGGCATGTGGGTGGATGAGGTCTATTTCAAACAACTAACGGGCGACCGCCTTGAGGACGTGAAGGTCAAAGGCCGTGTCGCCGGCAAGAAGTGGGCGCAGATCAAGGACAACCATTTTCACGATTGCCGCATCTACAACGCGGCGATGTCGGAATATCTCGGCATGTCCTCCACCACGGATGAGCAATGGCGCGACCTCGCCTTGCGCCGCGGTCTGCCCGACGAACTAAGCGAGCCGAGCCTTTTCGGAGGCTCGATCGTGTCGGTTGCTGATACGTCGAACGCACCTCGCACAAATGACAGTGACGGGACGCAGCAACCGGCAAATATCCGCGGCGCCGAGCCGGAGGCCGATCAGCCGCATGGCGGCGAGGTCTACGAGACTTGGTTAGGTCGCGATACGAGCAATTGGCATCGCTGATTGCTCGCCGTTCGCGCTGGCGACCCGGTCGCAGCGCGGTAACCGCATCACCTGATGGCAGCCGGGCGCGCGATGGGGCGCGGCGCCTGGCGCTCGGTGGTGCGGGTCAAGGCCGCTCGGATAAGCGCATGGTGGGCGCGCTGTCCGGGCGGCCTTTCTCTTTTGGGAAAGGCCCTCGCGAATGTGGACGAAATCCGACCTCGACAAGCTGGACGCGGCCATCGCGACCGGCGCGAGCAGCGTGCAATTCGGCTCCGGTGACAACGCCCATAGGACCGAGTTTCGCAGCCTCGATCAGATGCTAACCATCCGCCGGCTGATCATCGCGGACGTCTACGGCACGGCGTCGCCCGTGACTTTCGTCTCTCACACCCGGGACTGACCGCATGTCGATGTTTTTGAGGGCGCTCGCCTGGGTGTCGCCGAGCGCTGCCGCGTCGCGCATGATGGTTCTCTCCGCGATCGACGCAAAGCGCTCATACGATGGCGCGACCATGGGGCGCCGCGGCGCCAGCTTCAAGGGCGCGAAGGCGGACAGCGCCAACGGTGCGTTGGGTCCAGCCCTCGCAAAGCTTCGCGAACGCTCCTCCGACCTCGTGCGCAACACATGGATAGGCGCTCGCGCAATCGACGTCCTCACGGCTCACACCATCGGCACGGGCATTACCGTGGCGTGGAAGGACAAGCGAGCGCAAGACCTTTGGGACGAATGGTGCATGGTTGCGGATATCGAGGGCGAAAAGGACTTCGCCGGTATCCAGAACATCGCCTTTCGCTCGGCCTTGGAGCGCGGGGACTCGGGCATCAGGATGGTGCCGCGCAAGATCGGCGCGGGCCGCGCGGTGCCGCTGGCGCTGCAGGTGACCGAGGGCGACGTCATCGCAACAGAGCGCGATGGTGTCTTTGACGGCAAGCGGTCGCGCCTTGGTGTCGTGCTCGGCGATTGGAACGAGCGGCTTGGCTATTGGCTCTACAAAGATCATCCGGCAGAGCCGACCCTTTGGAAAACGCCGCAGTTGGTTCCGGACTTCGTTGAGCGTCGGGATTTCTGCCACCTCTACCGGCCGTTGCGGGCAGGGCAGGTGCGTGGCGTCCCGCTGCTCGCCCCGGTGACGCAGAGCATTCGGGATTACTACGACGCTCTTGACGCCATGGTGGTCAAGCTCCGCATGGAAGCTTGCTACGGCATGATCATCAATTCGAATGATCCTGTTGCAGGTGTCGCGCAGGCAGCGGCTCGGAAGGACGCGCAGGGGCGTTCCATTGAGGGCATGGCGCCGGGAATGATCTATCGCGCCGCGCTCGGCGAGACGGTGACGGCCTTTTCGCCATCGGGGGCTGGGCAGTTTGAGCCGGTCGGCATGACGGCGCTGATGGGCATCGCCTCGGGCGGCATGATCACATACGACCAACTGACCGGCGACCTCCGGCAGGCGAGCTATTCGTCAATGAAGGCAGGCGAGCGCATCTTCAAGCGCCTCGTTGAGCAACAGCAATGGTTGAGCCTTGTGCCGATGGTGATGCACCGGGTGACAGAGCGCTTTGTTGATATCGCCATTGCCGCCGGCAAGCTGAAGGAGCGCAAGGCGCCGTACCTGCGCGAATACGTGATGCCGGCGGTGGTGCCAATCGACCCGTTGAAGGACCTGAAGGCGGACATTCTCGCCGTTCGCGCCGGGCGCATGTCTCCGCAGGAATTCATCAGCGAGTGGGGACGCGACTGGCGCAAGGTCTTGGCGGAGACCAAACAGTTTTGGGCCGATGCCGACAAAGACGGCTTGGTCCTCGACATCGATCCGCGCCGCGTTGACCAGTTGGGAGCGGCGCAAAAGGACCCTGACGCGAAGGAAGATGCCGCGTCGGATGTCGACCCGTCGGCTGACGGCAATGAGAAACAGCCGGCAGATAGCGAGGCTTAATGAAACAACACATGACGCGGATGCGCTCAACGGCGCGTCCGCGAATGACGCCTGATGGCTTTGAGCCGGGGACGGTGATCGCGCGCGCGGCGACCGATGATCTATCCGCGCGGTTCACGGCATCAAGCTACGACGCGGAGACACATACGGTTGAGGCGGTGTTCTCGGCCGGCTCGCGGGTCGCGCGATGGGGCGCTTACGAAGAGCTGGAAATCTCCGCTCTTGCCATCGACCTCAACCGCGTGGCGCTCGGACAATGCAGGCTTCTCGACACGCACAAACAGGACTCGGTCGATAGCATTCTTGGCATCGTCGAGTCCGCACGGATCGAGGGCGGCTTGCTCGTTGGCCGCATTCGATTCGCTGATACGGACGCCGGCCGACGCGCTGAGGGCATGGTGGCCCGCGGCGAGCTGACGGGCATTTCGGTCGGCTATCGGGTGACGACTTGGACGCTCGCGTCACTTGAAAACGAGGTTGAGGTTTGGCGCGCAGTCAAATGGGAGCTGCTTGAAGTCTCCCTTGTGGCCGTGCCCGCCGACCCACAGGCGTCAATTCGATCGACGCCGGTTGAAACGCAACGGGTCGATGACCCAAATCCTACGGAGAATGACGACATGCGGCGTAATGCTGCCCCGACCGCCGAGCCTTCGGCAACGACCACGACCGTGCCCGCGCCGGAGACCCGCTCCGCTCCGGCTCCGCAGCCTGCGCCGGCTCCGACCGCGCCGACCTTCGACCTGACTGCAGAGCGCAGCCGCGTGGCCGACATCATGACCATCGGAACCCGCGCCAACATGTCGAATGACGATATCCGCGCGGCCATTTCCGGCGGCGTCTCGGCCGATGCCTTCCGCGCTCGCGCCTTCGAAGCGCTCGCCGCTGCCGCGGACGCAACGCGCTCCAGCCCTGGCCTTTCGGTGCAGGTGACGCAGGACGAAACCGAGACCCGTGTTCGCCAGTTCACGGATGCGCTGACCGTCCGCATGGGCGGTGTCTCCGCGCTCCGCGACGAAGAGGGCAACGTGCGCCCGTTGGATGCCGGCGCGCGCGCCTACCTGAATTATTCGTTCGCCGAAATGGCGGCCGTGGTGACCGGTTCGCGCTCCATGCTGCGCACGTCAGCCGATCGCGAAGAAGTCCTCCGCCGCGCGATGCACACGACCTCGGATTTCCCGGTCATTTTCGAGTCGACCATCAACCGCGTGTTGGCCTCGCGCTATCAGCAGGCGGCGGCGACCTACCGCGAGATTTCGGTCCGCCGGAACTTCGTGGATTTCCGGCCGCACACTCAGGTGCGCGTCGGCGACTTCCCGCAGCTGCAGCCGGTCAACGAGTCGGGCGAGATCAAGTTCGGCACGTGGGGCGAGAGCAAGGAAAGCATCTCGGTTGCGCCTTACGCCATTCAGTTCGCCATCTCCCGGCGCATGCTGATTGACGACAACATCGGCGCGATTGACCAGATGCTCGGCAGCTACGGCGATAGCGTGTCGCGTTTCGAGGAAGGCATCTTCTACAAGATGAAAGCCCTCAACGGCGGCGCCGGCCCGATGCTGCAGGAAGGCAAGAAGCCGGTCTTTGATGCCTCCCGCGAAAACCTCGCCGCGGTCGGCGGTGACATCTCGGCGGATGGCCTGTCGATCGGCCGCGCCGTGATCCGCAAGCAGACCAATCAGAGCGGCGCCAAGCTCAACCTGAAGCCGGCAATCCTGCTCGTTGGTGCGGATCAGGAAACGAACGCGGACAAGGCGCTCGCGATCATCACCCCGACCAAGGAGGGCGATGTCAACCCGTTCGGCGGCAAGCTGCGGACCGTGGTTGCGCCGCTGGACGGTGATCAGTGGGAGCTCTACGCGGAGCCCTCCGCTGCCCCGGTGTTCGTGTGGGGCATGCTGGACGGCTACGAGGCCCCGCGCATGCGCATCGAGAACCCGTTCGGTGTGCAGGGCGTCGGCATCTCGCTGGAGCATGATTTCGGCTGCGGCGCGATCGATTACCGCGGTGCCTATCGCTCGCCGAACGTCGCGAAATAATCGGCTCGCGCAAGAAACCATCGGGGGCGGCCTTCGGGTCGCCCCTTTGCGTTCTCGATCAAGGAAACAACGGAAGTGAAGAACAAAATTCAACACGGCAAGGTGCTGACATTCACCGCGCCGGCCGGCGGCGCCGTCTCGGGCAACGGCTACCTCATTGGCATCATCTTCGGCGTCGCTGCCATCTCCGCCGACGAAGGCCAGCCCTTTGAGCTGGACCGTGAAGGCGTCTACACGCTGCCCAAGAAGACCGGCGAGGCCTGGACCGAGGGCGCGGCCCT